CAACTCTTTACCAGTAAATACTTTACCGTCTGGAGTAATTATAGATGGAGTATCGTCAATCTCATGATATTCCAAGCCATTCTTTTGAAGAAATTCAAGTCTAGACTTAAACTTATCTTTTGTATCGAGTTTAGAAACAGTCGGTATATCAACATTTGGCGAAACATCAGCAACTTTTTGAATATCAGATTTATTTTCTGGTACTTCTGGTGCTTCTTCTTTTGTCTCAAGATGTTTATTCATCCATTCTATTTTAACAACCTTAGCGCCTTTGCCAAACGATTTCTCACCTCTAGGAGAAATAGTATAAATGTAATTTTGGTGACCTTTAATTTCTTGTAAAGGCTTTACTTCTTCTTTGGATAAAATAGTCCAAAGTTTAGTGTCCCAATTCAACATTTCTAAGTAATCTTTAATGCTCATATCTTTCATAACGTAAATATTTAGCTAGACTTTCAAAAGTCTAGCTTTGTTTGTGATTTAATTTTTTTAACCTTAATAGTCTTTTTAGGTTTAGGCTCCCATCTAATTACTAGATGCTTATATATTTCCCTAAACTTACCTGACTTAACAAATCGGACATTGTATGTATATCTATTCGATTTGATTATTGCAACTTGTTTACCGTGTACTAAGTAAATTCTAGCGCGTTGTTGGCTAGACATTGTTCTTTTTTTTATCTATACATTTTGGACAAGACACATGACTTAAATTTTCAATGCTTGCCCAATTAAAGGCAAGCATTGGAGTACCACAAAGCGTTGTACTTTGTCCTGAAATACTTATGTGTATTTCGTCGGACCAAACAGCTCCTTTGTTTCCGTAAATATCTTCATTTTTATTCAAATGTTCTTTTTCAATTTTATTCAAATATTCTTCTGGAATATTCAAACCATAATTTTCAAGATCCATTTTAAGAATGTTGTCTATTGTAGGATAAAACTTTGTTACCCAATCAAGCTCGGCAACAAAATTATAATTTCTGTCAAAACCTAACGCAGTCTCATGAGTAACACGAGTTCCTTTAGGAACAGTAATGTTTCCATAGTCTCTAAACTTTACAGTATAATCTTTTCTAGTAACCATATCTTCTAGGTCTTAAATTCACAGTAAATTCTTTGTGCTTTTTAATTTGTTCTATATCTCTAAATCCATATCTCCAAAACAATATGTATTTTGGAATATCAATACCTTGTAAATTTCTTACAACGGTTCCTTGAGTACTTACATGAAACTTAAAATAAGCTCCTGTTGGCTGTCTTTTTCTTCCTTTTGTTTCTTTTTTCATAACTATAGTAACATGTTTGTTGATACTTCCTCTACGTAAAGTTCTCCTTCTAATAGACAACCTTGAGTTTGCATTATGTTGCTGAGGTTAAAGATATCATCAGTTGTAATAATTTTATTTTCTTTTTTCGCTTGAGCTTGACAAATGTTTATGTATTCATCTTTGCTTGTAGCTATTCCAATTAAATCTCTACTGGCAAAGCTGTGCCAGGAGTCTGTCTTGTAAACTATAAATACTTTCATAAATTTTAAATTAAAAACGCCCTCCGATTAGAGGGCGTTGATTAAAAATCGATGTGTTCTATTTCATCAAAAAATTCCCCAATGTCTTTACAATGAGTCAAATCAATTTCACGACAATAGTCATTTCCTGTGTTTACATGTTCGATGCGAATTATCTTACACATAACACCAGTGCCTGCACGATTAAAAGTAACAGCAGGCAAAAGCATTTCTCCAGTAAGCCTAAAATTAGCAAATTTTTTATGCTCCATAAGCTTGATTAAATTGTTAGACATTGAAGCTCCATTAGGAACAATAGCAAGTAACCTTGCTCCTTTCCTAGATCTTTGCCTCATATGCAATAAAGCTTTTTGAATATGTTCAGCAGCTTGTCTGCTATTCTTTCCAAACGGTGGATTCATAGCTATAAAATCAAACTTGTTTACCAATGGCAATTCTTCAAATTCCATATTCTCGTGTCTGCCTACACAATTAATAGTCATTTGAGAAAACAACTCTAAGCTCGGCTCCACATATACATTACTTGTAGTACCTGGGAACCATCTTCCGATTGCACCGTGGCCAACTGAAGGTTCTAAACCATCTTCGTCTGGTTGAGGATCTAGCCATTGAACCATTTTATAACCTAATGGTTCAGGAGTAGCAAAATAATCTTTGCCTTCTGCCGATTTATTTTTGGCATTCTTTTTACCTCTAGAAAAATAATAGGTCTTTGCTTTATCAAAATCTGATATTTCTATTAAAGCTCTATCACTTTCTTTACCGCCTACACCTTGTTGAAGATTAGGCTTATCCATTGTAGCATTCACATAACCTTCTTTAAACGCTGTCTCTAAATCTCTAGCAAGGTTACCCATTGCAAGATTCTCTGCAGTCTTAGCACGTTCAGCAATTTTAGTTGCAAATGCTATCTTTTCAAAGTTTGTATGTATCACAGGGTATTCAAACATCGCGTTACTCTTTAGTCCGCTTCTGTATATTCTACCTTCTGTCTGAATTGCTTCAGTAGGCGCTACTGGCAATGAAAGATTAATTAATACTCTGGGCTTACCGTCTTGATTGTCATGCAAAGAGATGCCTTCTTTACCTGCTTTAGACTGTATAACAATTAAATCATATCCAGAATTATCATCGTTAAACAATTCTTTGTTCTTCTTCTTTTTCTTTTTGCTAATCGTTCCATTAAACTCTAGCATATCTGGAAACCGTTCTTTAATTGTTGCTCGGCAATTATTTAAACCTTCTAAAGAAAGATTAGCATATTCTGGATATTCACTGTACCACTCATTTATTTCTCTTTTTAATGGTTGAACATATCCTTTGTCGTCTTTTTTTGTCAGTTTATCTGCATCAAATCTAAATGGATGCTCTACAGTAGAATGATTATAACTATGAAACACAACTACTTTTCTCCCCAAGTCTAAATGCTGCTGGATTCTGTCAAGTATTTCCTTAGCTTTTATTGCTTCTAAAAGCTGATTGACATAAATGTAATTGTATTTCTTTTTGATGATCAATCGTTCCATGTATTTGTACTTTTCGTACACATACTTGTTGTACCACATCTCTATGCCGCTGTTGATAAAGTTTCCTAAATTAGAACTTACAAGCACAAATTCTCTTGAATAATCATGCTTAAGCTCTAATATTCTAGTTGACATTATGCCTTTCTCAACATGAGTTTCAAAAAAGTTTCGTTCTAACAAACTTTGATCTACACCAGTCTCTGGAATAGTACATTTGTTGTACCTCATCCTATATCCAAAATGTTCCGTTAGAAACTTATTAAAACCAGAAGCTTCATTATATCTTCCTGAAGGTTCTTCCTTTTCTATTGTTTCTTCAATATCAAATAAAGCACCATCAGCATACAATATTGATTTATGATAAGCAAATGGAGTAGCAGACAAAAACAATACTTTAGTTTTTACTACAGTATCATAAGTGAAAGTTTTCATCTGATTCTTCCAAGCATCAAATTGCCAATGATATAATTCATAATCATCTTTAGCTGGATTATATACAGGTCGATCTCCAATAATGTCATAAGCTTTCTCTTTTACTGCAGAAGGCAGGTTTGAAACTACTTTATGTTTTTGCAGATAAGACGTTGCTTGACCCTTAGAATTTTGATTTAAATAATGCGATTCATCATAAATAATTAAATCCCATACTACATTGTCTAAAGTCTCGTTCTGATAAAAGTTTGCATAAGTAGTTACTCTTATATCAAATCCACTATCTTCAATACTTTGAAGCATATATAGATTTAAGTTAAGATGCTTAGCTTCTTCTATCCAATCGAGACATTTCGTTTCAGTAGGAGTAATGATCAATATGTTTCTGCAGCCTTTAGCACAGAATCTTTTAACAGTACCAAGACCAACAAATGTTTTGCCAGTACCAGTACCATTTGTACATAAATAACCTTTACCTACTCTGAAACGCTCTTCAATACGTAGAACATCTTCTTGTTGACTATCGTATAATTCAGAAAGCATTTCTTTGATGTTATCAAGATCTCCTTTTATGTAAGGAACATCGATAACGTTTTCTGTTTTTTTAGAGGTCATTTCCTCTTCGTGAAAATCAAACAAAAACTGCTCTTTTTTATTTGGAGCAATATTAGACATTTATATTAAGATTTCTACTTGAGTTGCAGTAGAACCATAAGGACCTACTGGAACTTTTATTTTTAAATCTTTTACAATACCAGCTTCTTCTAAAGCTTCTAGCATACCTTCGTTTTCACTCCATGTTTTAATGTATGCTACATTTTTAGGAAGAATTTCTGATACTATATACTTTCTAAAATCTATACTTTCTTCTGTTAAATTCACCGTAGCTGTAGCTATCGGTGAATCATCTGATGCATCTACAAGTAGAAGAGCTGTCGCTTTGTTACGATATTCTTTTTTAACTACTTTGCAATTCCAATTCTTAAAACTTACTTGTTTCATAACCTTGATTTTTAAAATTTATATTTATAATTAATTTATTTAATCTTTAAGTTCGTGATATCTTAAATACTCTTTAAGCATAGATAAAGCTTCAATAGCTTCTGAATCTTCATTTTTTTCAAAAACTTCTATAATATTACGAATACTAGAAAAATCTTTCCAATTTATTTTTGTTTGATGATATAACTTTATTAGACGTTGTTCTCCAATTTCGTTAAGATTTTCAATTTTACCATAAGTGTTTGGTTCATTGTAATTCATAACATGATCAACTGGTGAAAAATCTTTCCAATTTTGTATCGGTATTGCACTGTCTATATTTTTAAGCTCATCTTTAGTATAGACTTTTTGCATTATGTCTCTTTTTGATATTATTGTTTTATACATTTTCTTCGATTTTAAAATTCTTGTTTATAAATAATTTTTCAACAAATTCTTTTTTAATACCAGGATAGTTTTTAACTGCATCCCATGTTGATTCTATATCTCCTGTAAAATATGCTTCATGATTTGCTAGTTCTCTAAGAATAATACCTTCTAAAGTGTTTTCTTTAATGTCTTGCTGAAGAGAATCATTGTATATTTTGTCAAGTTCTTTCAAAAGCCATTCAGCTTTGTCTGCATTACAAACAAGACCGTTTCCAAGATTAGTAAAATGATCAGCTTCAGAATGTTTTTTAAAGCCTTCTTTTAATTGTTTTTTACTAAAAGCAAAAAAGGCATTCGCTTGTTCAAATGCCTTTGTTTGTCTGTCTTCCATATAATCTTGCAAATATTTCATACTTGATTTATTAATTCATTTTTATTTTTTAAAGCTTCTTTTATAGGCATAAACTCCCCTAACGCATCGATGTTGAATTTGTCTACAACAATGTACATATCTTCATCGTATGTTTGGCCTTGCCAATCTGGATAACCTTTTTCAAGGTATAACTGAATTCTATATTTTTGCATAATTAATCTATCCAGAAATTACCACAATCCTTACACTTATTTCCACAAGGATAATTGTTTATATAGGTCACGTTTCGATGTCTGTAAATATCCATATCTCCAAGCGTACAACCTCCTTCTTTGTAAGTCTGATTGTATTTTGCTTCAGCTTGCTGAATCTCTGCATTAACACTCTTTCTTATATCTCCTACATTAGCAGATGTAAGTTCTACTTTAGTGCTGTCAGCCCAATTAGATACCATGCCAGCAATAGAATACGTCCAGTTGTATTTAATCTCCTTTTCTAGATAAAGATTATCTAAATTAAAAGGAACAATAAGTGTACTTTGAATATCTGTTTCAAGTATATCTCCGCTTCCTTGAACATGATCAATAATTCCAATCTGATAGTTTTTAAACTGTATGCTTAAAACCTCATCAGTATCTATAAAATCTTTGATTTCTAATTCAAAATACACAAGTAATTCGCCACCATGTGTAGCATTTTCAATCATAGAATCAATAGCCTCATCATAATTTGAATTATCAAATATGTTGAGGTGTTTTTTAATTTTAATTCTTTCTGATTTAATTTCAGCTTCTGTCCAATTCCAACTACCAGAGGCCATTGTATAGCCTGTGTAGTAATTTGCAACAACTTTTTGTGTAAGCTCTATGAGCTCTTCTAAATTTTCATCTAACATAGGATATTCTATTTCATATCCCATATCTTCTAATTGATCAATAACCTCTGAAACATTCGAAGTATCAACCATAAATTTTGATAATTTATCTATGTATTTTTCAACTATTTCAGATCTTAATTGTCTTTGGCCATCAAATGAAGAATCAATATTTAAATCAAATATTTCTGCTTGCACTTCACATAAATTCCCTCTAATTATTTTAGAGATTTGATCTATACTTAATTCTGAATTGTAATCCCAAAACAGCTTGTAAGATGTTTCTTGAATCTCCTTTGTGATCTCGTCAATAATATTCTTGATATTTCTCATAACCTTGTTTAATTAAAAATTGCGTAATAAGTAATGTTAAGCACTAAATAAATAATAATAAATATTGCTATATATCTATTTACTATTTGCTTGTGTCGATGCTCTAAAGATCCTTTACATTCGTAATGGCCTTTAAAATAGCTTTGCTCTTTTTCTTTAATTAATTGCTTTTGACATTTAGTTTCTGTCTGTTCTAATATAACTGAAAACTTGGTTTTAGCATACTCATATCCCATTTGGAATTGAGTAGCACAGCCCATTTGTTTTTTAATCTCTCCCATTTTTTCTCCAAGTTCTTTATTTGTAAAGTCAACTTGAAATTCGTCTGAGATTGCTTCTTTAATTGTAGAATAAGAATTTCCTTCTGCGTACAATTCAAATAATCTATTGTTAATTACTGAATGAAATACTGATTTATTTCCCATTGTTTTATAAAATAAAAAGGGCGTTCTGTGTAAAGAACGCCCTTTGATTGTTGTTAAGTAAATTACTAAACCTTCGCTAAAAATATAGTCGAAGATGCTAGCAATTCGTTTTTTGTGTAAGTTTTAGTAACTTCTTCACCAGTGTAACTATCAATGTAGCTGATAACAGCATCATCTAAAACATTGCTTGTTTTGTTAACTGTCTTTACAGTTTTTTCAAGCTGTCCGTCTAATACTCTGGTGCCAGTAACGAGAGCATCTAAATTTTCACTATTCAAAGGAATAAGCTTTGAATTGGGAAGATCATGCCCAGTCGCTTGTGTAGAATACGGACTGTTTTGTGTGTTTACACGTTTAACTGTAGGATTTGAAGGAGATACAATTGCATCTGCTTCATAATCCTTTCTTTCCATTTTTGCCATAACATTAAGTTTAAAATTATTGATATCAATTATACAAATATAATAAGATCAATGTCAGATAGATAGCAATAATGAAAAGAAGGTCTATTATTCTAAACCAGGCCTTCATCTGCAAAGCTTAAATAAGAGTTTGGATCTGGAGCTAATATCAAATGATCAAGCAGTTTAATATCGTGATAACTCAAAGCTTTATTTAGCTTGTCAGTAATATTTTTGTCTGCTTGACTTGGCTTAAGCGTTCCGCTTGGATGATTGTGTGCAAGTATTACAGATGTAGCTAGAGATTCTATTGCATATTTTAATACAACTCTAACGTCCACAACTGTAGATGTAATTCCTCCTTGACTAATTTTAACGTAGCCAATAGTATTGTTAGCGTTATTTAAGCACAGTAAATAAAAACTCTCATAAACGTCAATATCTTCGTAATAAAATTCACGAATATATTTATTTGCTTCAGAGCTTAATGTAATCTTGACTTTCTTGATATCTGTTTTATTCTTCTTGATTGAATAATTTGGAATATTAGCTTTATAAGTTTTCATTTATTTTCTATTAAAGTTTTGACTGTAATTGTTACGTTGTTTTTTCTTAGGTTCTTCTGTAATCTGCTCACGTAAATACGGAGCATATACTAAAGTAAATCCTACACCAGCTACAGTAAGCGCTGCTGATACATTAAGACCGTATTGGGCCATTGCCAATACGGTAAATGAGAAAATAACTACATCTATTATTCTTGAGCTTTTGGAGACTAACCACCTTAGCGGTCCAATAGATTCGATAAGTACTACCAAACCTATTAAAGTTAGAACTCCAAAAAATGTTGCTGTAAGTATATAGCTACCGATTATAAACGATGCTATAATTATCAATAGGAATATTAATCCCCCTTTAGTTGATTTCTTCATGACTATGAGTTTACTTCTGATTCATATGCGGCTTGTGCGCTATCATCATCTGGTGATGTGAAAGCTTTGTTTAGTTCATTGTACAACATTGAACTAGCAATGATGATAGTCTTTTGAGTCTCTTCTGTACGATTGTGGCGATCTTCAATGACTGAAGACTCAGCTCTTCCAGTAAGCTTGTTAGATATTTTTGCTTCTGCTCTAGCTGTTATGTCTGCTGAGCTTTTTAATACAAAATGGATATCACCAAGTATGTAAGAGCTTAGTTTTGATGTTGTCATTGCTACGATACTGCCTTTTTTTAATGGATTTTTCATGATTTCTTGTTTTAGATTATTCATTAATTTTACTGCCGGCAATTATTAATTGCTCTTTGCAGTGAGGTAAGTCGATCTTCCAATTAGTTTCTGCTGGCATTTGTCTGCCTTCAGTATAACCTTCTTCTAAAAGCTTTGCTATTTTTTTAAGCTTGTTGGAGATCTGCTTATCTGGTAAGTAATTGGAAAATTCAACATGTAAATTCATACTATTGTTTTAAAGTATTGAATCAGCAAAATTAATATTTGCTTTTAAATTGTATGCTAGGCATATTTTATAAACTTCATGAGCCTTTAAAGTGCTTTCAGCTGCAACGGTAACTTTTCGTTGCCCGTTGTTTGATCGTATTAAAGCAACGTACTGCAATACTCTATCAAAAGGCTTAGCTATTTTATAAGCTAATTGTCTGACCGTTGGCCTTTCATCAAATTGAATTTCAATCATGCCAGGATCACGTCGTTTTTTAAGCGGATTTGTAAAGTCTTTAGGCAATACATCTTCTTCCTGATCTTCATTGTTTTCATCAAAATACAACATCCATTTAGGAACACTGTCTTTAGTTTTAGAAAACATTTTCTTAACCTCTTCTATTGCCTCGTTGAAATCTTTATGTAGATCCATAAATGCAGGAATGTTTATATAGCCTAATACATTATCAATACTGATTTTAAGTTCAAACTTATCGTCTAACTCAAAAGATAAACTTATTTGCTCGTTTATTTTGACGTATTCGAATAATCTCATGCCTATTGATATGAATGTATCAGTTATAGTAGAAACGCTCTGTGCGTCCAAATTTTGCCTATCAGCAGAAGTCTTAGACAGTATGTAAGATAGTATTTCTTCTAATTGTTTAGAATCTTCTTTTAATTCGTTCGGAGATAATATTACTTGTAATCCCGAGAATTGTATGCCTATCCTGTCTTGTTCAATCTTGATTGTTATTTCCATAGTGTGTAGCGTATAATGCTCGCCAGCTTTAAACTTGATTAGTAATTCATCGTGTATGTACGATTGTTGTTTATGTGTTTTGATTATTGATTGTGTGGTGTATATCGTAATCCACTTGAGAATTCAAATGGTACATCACATGGTGATCGTAAAAATGTCTGAGCTTCACCAGCTCCACATCTATATACTCTCATAGTATTCATTAACATAGATATTGATATCATAACTTCTTGTTTTTTTTAATAGTAATATTCTCCCCCCTTCAAGGGGGAGAATTATATTACTGTTATTATACTTAAGCATTCACAGTCCTACGTGATTGCTTTACTAAATTTCTCCAACGTAAATAATACTCACGTTTATGAAATCTGTTTACAGGTTTTCCCTCTAACTTATTACCAAATGCATCATACGTTACAGGTATGTACCTGCTACGCTGCTCCACTGGTGCAATTAATAACTCAGCCTTGCCAGTAACCTTATCAGTATACTTAATTACTTGATAAGGATTCTCTCTCCTGTTTATACTCCCGTTTAATCCTACTACCCACTTCTTAATAGGAAATCTCTTAGGTTGATTCTCCAACCTCCAAGCTAACAAAGAAGAAACCTTAACTCCCTTAAAATTCTTCTCCTCACCCTTACCAGTGTGTTTCCTATCAATATAGATAGTAACATTACACATTCGTTTGCCATAGTCAAACGATGTGATCTTATAACCTATTACAACTTCCTTAATGTTTACAGTACCTTCCATAATTTCCTTGTTTTAAAACTTAAATTTATTAACGATTATCTACTGTAGTAAGACTATCTCACCACAGTATGTAATACAGCAGTATTTAGCAATATTACAATTCTTACACACAACAAGTTTTAACCGTATGTATGCAAGTATTATTCAAACGTATTATCAGAATGTTCCTCAAGATGTCTCTCAAGAAATATCCCTCAAGTGTTTACAATATGTTTTTACAAACTCTGTGTAAATATTATAGTAAAAAGTTACACACAAATTTTACAGAAAAGTTACACATGTTTTTAGAAGCTTCCCTATACATATTGTAGACAAAAACGCTCGAAAGCCCTATAAAGCCTCAAAAAAGGCCTAAAAAGTGTAACAATTCTTGTTACATTCTGCTTTCAACTATGTAACAACTTTTGTTACACGAAAAGTGTTAAAATGTAACAACTTTTGTTACACATTTTTCAACTATGTAACAACTTTTGTTACACATTATGTAACAACTTTTGTTACATAATTCGACATTTTGATAGGATTATTGACATATAATTCTATCTTTGTCGATGCGTAGACTTAACAATTAATCTTAACTAAATTAAATTATGATAGAGACGATAAAGAGACTTATTTCCAGAGACTATAAGACTAGAGTACGAAAGTTCGAGCTACCTATGAGTAGCATTAAAGCTTTGCGTAAGCTTAGTCCTAAGTCTCATGACTTATTGATAGATATTATAGAGCAGGTAGGTGCTGGTTTAGAAGTAGAAAACCTCATCGTTACAGGTAACCACGAGGATTTCGGCTTCAAGCACAAACATGCATTCTATAGGTCTCGATCGGAGTTAGTCAAGGCTGGCTTCATAGTACACGATGGACAGGATCATTATGTTAATCCTGTTATGATCGGGTACAATACGAGAAGGCAGCTAGATTGCTTCTATCGTTTATTTAAAATAAAGACAGAAACTCCCGTTAATATGGGTCAGTTTGACAGATAGTATTATCTTTGTCTCACTTCATTGACTTACTAGTCACTATCATGTTAAGATGATTGTTGGTATGTCTACGCAACTTGAAGACTAGACACCTGAGCTCCCGCTTGGGTGTTTCTATTTACACGTTTACCATAGTTCTTAGCAGATTCCCATTGACGTCTTATGAAAGCCTTGTCAAGGTTCACTGGCTTATTAAATGGTGTAGTGTCCAGATGTTGCACATCGCTGAGGTTGTTATTCCTGTAGTGGAATACATTGCCTTTGTTTAGAGACTTGATAAACATTCTCCAAATCTTACGCTTAGGTATCAGCGTGTTGATGGCAGAGACCTCATCATCGGTATAACCGAGTTTAGATAGCAGTCGCTTGTTGTCCTTGAGTGTTACCAATGTCTTGGCAGTTACTCTTGGCTTACGCTTAGTCTCTTCTAGTGAGTAGATAACAGCGTCGTCATGTAATACATGTACTCTTCTTCTTACTCTTGGTCGTCTTGTTCTTGAATTACTCATAATCTTGATGCCTGTTACCAGGACTTTGTTTATACTTGATTAATAGATACAGAGGCTTCTTTGTTTAGACACGCCAGAAACTCTTTAAGACGTGTTTGCTTTTTTGTTTGTAAGCCTATTGAAACAGCTTGACACCCTTGAACCATACTTCAATGTCGTCGTACTTGCGTACGGAGGCAAGCCACTCTATGGCAAGATCATCGGGATGAATGCCCGCATGTATACAGCTATAGATATGTTTTATCTGGCGCTCGCAATAGTCCATTTCATAGAAGCTACTAAGCTGGCTCTTGGTAAAACGAGAAGGAGCATAGACCTTGACAACAAGGCCGATGCTCCTAAGACAATCGGAGAAAGCCCAATTGTGGAGCTCTTGCATGTACGCCAAACGTACGCAAGGTTCTGACAATACCTCATCATAGATCTGATAAGGGATATCCATGTGCTCACTAGCTGCCTCATGCAGCGAGACATTATACAGGTCAACGGAAATAGATAGACTGCTCATAGTAAATACGCCTGTTACCAGGACTTTGTTTATACTTGATTAATAGATACAGAGGCTTCTTTGTTTAGACACGCCAGAAACTCTTTAAGACGTGTTTGCTTTTTAATGTGTTTTCTACGCGTTGATATCGTAGTCCTCTTCTGATTCGTAGTTGTCTGATATTGATTTAGTGTCAAGGACGCTCTTACTAATAGTATAAGTTAGAGCTCCCCAAGCTAAAGCTGTGTAAACTGTGCCTGCTACAACTTGAGTTGTCGTGTAAACAGTACCAGCAACTACAAAGTAGTACACTGAAGCTGATGATAAAGCACCTATAGATGCAATAGCTAAAGCTTTCTGAGGTGTAGACAAATTGTTCCACCATAGTTTAATAGCATGTGGATTCTTAGTTAAAGCTAAGGCTTGTACTTGCGCGTTGATTGACTTGTTCATCATGTTATATTTAAATGATTAAGAGATACCGATACGATATCGGACTCTCTTTTTTGTGTTTTTACAACGAGCCCCCCGTACCCGAAAACGGGAAAGAGGGCGGGGCTAATTGGCTATTAACCACCTGTCCATACAAATCCTGAAAATTTTTTGAATTTTTTTTGAGAGTGTTACGTCATAATGTCGCAAAGAATATTATATTAGCACCATGGCAAAGAAGAAGAAAGTCGGCATACATGAAACGGAGCAAGTTACTTTAGTGTCTAGGAAGTGGGATAAGGTGTATGTTAAGCAGATGATGTATAAGAATGCTTTGGAGTTGTACAAGCGGAGGGATGGAGTAAGATGTGTGATATATCAGGTAGGCTTCAGTAGTTTAAGGAGTAATGTTGAGAGCAGGGATGAGTTATTGAAAGCACCTGAAGTGCCATTGCCACCACCTGTGCCGGCATCACCGGCTCAGGAGTTTGTTCCGCCACCGCCACCACCACAGTAAACAATTAAAACTAAATATTATGTCAGATTTTATTAAAAGATTAGAGAAAGAGAAAGAAGAATTAGCAGACAAGACTCATAAGCTTTCTGTGTTTAAATCTTCTGTTAAGTTTTTGGAGATTTCAAAAGAGCAACAGGCTTTGCTTAATGTACAATTTGATGCTATGACAACTTACGGGACTTGTTTAAAGGAGAGACTTAAGCAATTAAAAGACTAACCAGAAACTATGTTTTATTATTCAAAAAAGGGGTTGAGCCAATTTGATAAGGCAATAAAAAATTTTTATCAACAGAGGATAAAATCAAAAAAGCAATGAGTACGTGTGTTTGTAAAGAAAAAGGGGAGACTGATATAGATAATACTGGTGCGGTATTTTGCAGTGTGTGTTATTTGCCTGTAGGAGAGATAGATGATTATGAAGATTGGGAATTGGCTCCAGAAAGTAGAGTTGTAAATGTTTACGAAAAAAAAGACAAATGAATTTTCATTACGATCTCATACTGAGTTACAGTCCAGAAATTACCTCTAATGCATTCTTCTAGTTGGAGTAAGGGATAGAAGAGTAATAGCGAATAGTAGCGGGGGAATGAATAAGAGTATAATTAAAAACTAAATAAACAATGGAAAAACTAAATGGCATCATTATTAACGATGAAGATTACCTGGTAGAAAGACTGCCAGATTACTTTAAGAAAAAAGAAAAAAACTTTGACACACGCATTATAGAAACTATGCCTGTGTACGTAGGTATTATAAGAAAGGCTGGGAAAAATCTTTCTCAGGAAGTAGAAGGTAATGTGCTTTATTACATGTCAGATATAGCTGATAGAATTGAAATTAAAAATATCGGAAATTTTGAAGTTGTAAACGATAAGCACAAATACCTCATCAGAACAGATGAGGACAGTACTAACATTTAAAATTAAAAACAATGTCAAAATTAAGCGTAGAAGATTTTAAAGATCTTACAGTAAAAGAGTTTCAAGTAAAACTTAAAGAGTCAAAAAGTATCGATTTTTTACAATCGTTATCAGTTGCAGAGCAAGCTGAAGGTGATCGCAAAACAGTGTATGCTGCAATTAGTGATCGTATGGAAGAAATTTCTGAAGCTAAAGCTAAAGAAGAGATAGCTAATTTAAAAGCTGAAGAGCCAGAGTCTAAAGATAAACAACTTACAGATTCTGACGATGAATCTGAAGAAGAAGCTAAAAGTCCTGGTATGGTAGGTATTGAACCTGAAGAAGCATTGAATAGAAAAAAATTCATTGAAGAGGTCAAAGAAAAGCGTTTGGCTTTAGACAGAATATTTGAGTTTGCTAAAGTTCATGATAGAGTTGATACAAGTCCAGACGATAGCATCTTTTTGGCTAAAGCTTGGCTTGGTAAAATGCTTGCTGCATTATCTGTAGAGTCACCGTACAGCAAAGACGAGAAAAAAGAGATTCAGTCTAGAGCTGATATTCCTAAAACTGCTGAAAAAGATGAAAGCACTCACTTTGCGGCAGTATGCCATAGATTTAAGTTACTAGACACTTTTAAAGCAGCTATCGAGCTTCGCGCGGATCTGCAAGAAGTAATTGATTGGATTGATACTGTAGACATGAAGGGTTTTACAGCAGAAAACCCAAGACTAGCAGCAATCGCTAGAACTCAAGCTTACACACACGCGTGTGAAGCAAAGTATTTTTTAGGAGTAATATTAAGCAATCAACAAGTATAACATGAAAGAAACACAATATTCTTTGGATGCCCGTAAGAAATTACTTGCGGGTGCACAAATTATTGCAAAAGCAGTAAAAGTTACATTAGGACCTAGTGGCCGAAATGTATTGATCAGAAACGCTCAAGAAAACAGACCGTTTTCTACTAAAGATGGTGTTACCGTCGCTGGGCAAATAGCTTCAAAAGATCCTATTGAAATGATTGCTATAGAATCATTGCAGGATATAGCAAACAACACAGATGATAAAGCTGGAGATGGTACTACAACTGCCACAGTAATAGCTGAAGCTATATTGAACATGGGCATTGAATTCCCAGAGGAATTAAATGCTCTAGATATCAAAAGAGGTATTGACGAAACAGTTCAAACAATAGTCGGTAAGCTAGCTGAATTATCAAGGCCCATTGAAAATGACCTTGATATGCTTAGAAAAGTAGCATTGGTATCATCTAATTACGATGATGAAGCTGCGGATATAGTTACAAAAGCATTTAAAGTTGCTGGAAGACAAGGTATCGTAAACATCAAAAGATCGTATGATGGTACAACGCACATGACAGCTATTGAAGGTATGGCTTTGCCAATGGGTTACCGTTCTAAGTACTATGTAAATAACCACGAAAATGACACTTGTATTTTAGAAGAGCCATATGTATTTATGACCAATAAGAAGATCAACAAGATGAATGACAACTTAGAGTATCTTCTTAATCAGTGCGCAGAAAACAGCAAAGCATTGTTGATTATCACTCCCGGAATAGACCCAATGATATCAGACATGCTTATTCAAAATGTGCAAAGAGCTGGATTCAAATGTTGTGTGGCAAATTCTCCAGGCTTTGGAAATGATCAAGAAGAACTACTTAAAGATTTGGGCGCAGTTCTAGGAAAATCACCATTTCTAGAAAACGATGCTTTACAATTTGAAGATCTTCCTAAAGAAGAAATCTTAAGCAGTCTGCCTCAGTCTAAAGAAGTCACCATTGGTGAACAAATGTCTTCTATAAAAGGAGCTTTTGGATTAGATGAAGAAGAAGAGATACGTGTAGAAAAAGAAATGGATGATCGTGCTAACAATTTGAGAGAAAAACTTAAATCCGTTACGCAGTCTTATGAGAAGTCAGTACTGCAAACACGTATATCCAGATTGTCAGATGGTATTGCTTATATAAACATAGGCGCTAATTCAGATTCTGAGTATATAGAGAAACAAGGAAGGGTTCAAGATGCTTTGTATTCAGTTAAGTCTGCAAATGAAGAAGGAATTATCCCTGGAGGAGGTGCTGCATTGCTTTCTTTATCAAAAATGGAGTTTGGTTTCAAATCAAAAAATCCAAGTAAAGAATACGGTTCTCAAATCTTGATGAAAGCAATTCAGCAACCTTTCTTTCAAATTATAGAAAACGTAGGTATTAAAGTTTCTCCAGACGTAATTGATATTATTACTGATAATTTCAATCATGGAATAAACGCTAAAACCGAAAAATATTCTGAAGATTTGATTGAAGAAGGTGTAATTGATCCAGTAAAAGTAACTCGAGTTGCTTTAGAAGCTGCAGCATCGATTGCGGGAATGATCCTTACTACAGAATGTGTTATTGTAGATACAGATGTGTATAAAAAAGAACCTCAACAACCTTACTAATGGTCACAATCAATACAGATAAAAGCAGTCAAACTAAGCAAGTAGCTTTTGACAAAGAAAAAAATATTATGTATGTTACTTTTAGAAGTAATGGCAGTACATATGTTTATTCTCCTGTAACAGCAAAGCAATTTGACAAATTAATTGAAGCACCAAGCATTGGTTCTCACTTACACAAAAATTTTAATAAGAAAACACCTGGTCTTGATGTCAGGATAAAAAAATAAATATGGCTAAAAAATTAGAAAATATGTCAACTCAATCTATCATATCTGCTCAGCAGATTATCCAAATGGGAAGTGAGCAAATGCATGGTTTTTTTGGAGAAGTCTCTAAAAAACAAAAAGAAGGATTGGTTAGTTTAAGCTACAAAGACGAGCTTGAAAATCACCTCCGAAAAAGAATCAACGGAAACAATGAGATTGTTGATAATTTAGACAAAGAAATTTTCAAAAGAATTGAAAGAGATTTTGGTGGTACTACTCCTAAGATAATGCCATTGCTTGTTCGTAAATTTGAAGAAGAAAAGAAGGACATAGAAGCTATTAAGAAAGAAGTAGCTTTTGACAAAGAAGTGAAACAGCTTAAAAAATCAAAAGAGAAAAGACTATGATAACAAGCGAGGATAGAAACGCAACTATTAAAGATCCGGATATGCTTAATTGGTTAAGCGAAAATGAAATCCGTAAAATTAAAGTTGAAGAACAATCCTCTAAGTTAAAGTTAACGGTGCCGAAGAAATTCATGGAAACAAAGAAGGACAATACAATTTACAAAGTTGGATTTCTTCGCACCTTTCTCAAAAAGCTTTATCCAAAGGATTCATACCAGAAAATTGTAGGAATAATGAACGATCGATATCAAATATTCCTTGGTAAAAGGCAGATTGAAAGATATGCAATAAAATACCGAAACAATAAAAAATATCATTAATTGAAAAAGAGGTAGCTAACGCTACCTCTTTTTATTTACATTTGCTATAATGTATTTAACAAAAATTAATATCAAGACAGGTCTTTTAGAGATAGAAGAAGAAAATGATGGCATTTTGTCAATCAAAGCTTTTCGTGAAATATTAATTGATGAAGATTTACGTTTTAAAAAACGATCAGAATTCCCTGGAATACATTGCTTGACTGCTATTGCTCTTACAGTTGATTATTTATCTCCAGTAAGATTTTACAGCGACAAAGATCGACCTTTTAAAGCTCAAGAAGAAGTTACTGGCAAACGTAAAGTTTGGGATTGGCCTCAAGAAAAAATACAACTTGCACTCAAAAAATATTCTGACCTCCAATATGATCCTACTTTAGTAGAAGGCCAAATCCACTACCAAAGAAAAGTGTCAATGCTTGAAAGGTTTAAAGAATCTGAAGAAAAATACGGTAAAGGTCTAAAGAATAAAAAAGGTGAAGAGATAATTTACGAAAGCCCTGCTAAAATAGCGGCTATGCTTCGTGTTATTAACACCGACATCAAAGAGTACGAAAAGCAAATTCAAGGCAAAGAAGTTTATGAAAAATCACCAGTTAAAAACGGATATAAACTTTCAAGAATTGAACAAAAACTTGAAAAGAAAAGCTCATTTTATACGGAAATACGATGATTACTAAGAGTCTTCTTTGTTTCCCGTAAAGGCATCAATATGAAAATGTTGGTGTCTTTACATTTTAATTAAAACGAATATGAAAGTAAATATTGACTGGAACAAATTTGACGGACAGCTCTATAAGCCTTTGGAGAATATGGAGATTCCTGATTATAATCCAGGCACTATTTCTTATGATGATTTTTGGGATGATCAAGATCATAAATGTTTGACAGGTTTTAAGCCTAGAAACTTTATGCCTAAAATTACAGGTGTACATTATTTCTATTTAAACATGTGTAACATTGAACTTATGGTACCTGGGGCAACCAGAAAAACCATGGGCTCTCCGTTTTATAGAGAACTTGACAGAACTTTATATAATGAACTTGACGATGCTAAAAACAGCCATGGTCTAATTGTAGGTAAACCTAGACGAGTTGGTTTGTCTTGGTATGGAGCATCAGCTTGTTATTATGAACTGCTTTTTTATCGCGGAAACAAGCTTGGTGTAGCTGCTGGGCAAGATGATAAAGCTCAAGATTTTTACGAGAAAGTAAAATATTTAATTGAAAATGTAAGAGAAGAATATCGATCTTCTGTTAGTACTAAAAACAGTGACGAAATTCGACTCAGTTACAAACACACTGAAAACAAGCAAGAGAAAGAAGGCGGCCTTCAGTCTTCAATGTACATGAAAACGATGTACGCTAAACCTACAGGTTTTGAAGGTAAAAGTTTGTCAATGGTAGTGTTTGAAGAAGCAGGTCTTTTTGAAGATATTATTGCAGCTTACAAATCTACTGAACCTTGTTTTAAAGATGGAGCAAATCAATTTGGAACTCCTTTAATTTACGGTACCGGTGGAGAAATAAACAAGGGTTCTAAAGGCTACAAAATAATGTGGAACAACCCTGAAAAATACAATCTTAAAAAAATATTTGTTTCTTCTACTGACTTCTATCCTGGTGATAATATTCCAGATGAAAAAACAGGCAAAAAGATTTCTTTTTTTGATTTTAAAACTGGCCGAACAAATAAAAAAGCAGCTCTTGACTATATTATAAAAGAACGTCAAGAAAAAGAAGGTTCTGAAGGTTACGTAAAGCATATACAATCATATCCAGTTAAAGAGTCTGACATCTTTATTAAAAACTCAGGAGGTTTACTTAACCGTAAAAAGCTTAACGCTCAAAAAAATAATTTGGATAATTGTCCTTATCCAAAAACTATTGGACGACTAGAATGGGAAACAAATGATAGCCAAACTAAATCTCTTGTTTCTCGAGCAAAAAATTTAAAAGAGATTGACAAAGTACATTTCAATCGTGGTTCTAAAATAAAATTTGTTGAAGACAATGACCTTGGAACTATTAATAAAATACTAGATCCAATTGATCACTCAAGATTACCTTTTAATCCTGACATCATTGGAACAGATAGTTACGATGATGATGTTGCTGAAGGAACAGGTTCTCTTGGAGCAAGTATTGTGTATCGATTGTTTAGTGGCCCAAACAAAGAATATGATCTTCCTATAGCTTATATTTTAGATAGAGGCAGTTCAGATAATGATGATGAGTTTTATTCTAATACATTTCGACTGGCAGTTTATTATGATTCTGAAATGCTTTTAGAACATACTAAAATTTCGATTAAAAATTATTTCTTAGATATTAACGGTGAAAAACATCTTAAAGCTAGGCCAGATTTAGGAGAACATGGTTATAACTCTAGAGCAGTTAACCAGTACGGTTTAAAAATGCCTAATCAATATGCGTTTAATTTTGCCACAAGACTTCTTAAAGCTGAGGTTAATCAAAATTGGAACAACATCTGGTTTGAAGAAATACTTGATCACTTAATAGAATTTGGTGAAAATAACTCGGATTTAGGTTCTGCTTACGCAATGTGTATGTTCTACAAGCTTGAAATGTTTGGAGAAATATCTGACGGTATAGAAGATTCGCACGACGACGGTGACGTCATAAATGATATGGGTACATGGGTAATAGAAAACGGAGAATATAAATTTGTAACTTATGGCCAAGCATACCAAGGTGATGATCATAATGATTTCTCAAGCAAAGAGTCTATCTTTGACCCTGAATATGATTTAGTTGGGGAAGAAAAAAGAAAATATTTAGAAAGCCAAACTGCTGCAGTTAACAAAGTAAAAAAAGAACGTGAAGAAGTTTTAGAACGATATGGAAATGACATTTTTGCTTTTACTATTGAAGAACATAAAAGGAATATAAATAATAATTGATACATTTAAATAAAATTCAAATATGAGTCTGCTATCTCTACCTGATCAAACCATTCCCGAGTCTAAAAAAGACAAAGAGTGGCACATGTCTCACGTTAAACAATACGCTACATTTTCTTTGTCCGACAATTTTAATGATGAAAAAGACAACATGCTCAAGTATTTTAGAGCATACAATTGTGAGCTTAATGAAGAAGAGCAAAAAAAAATAAAGAGAATTACCTGTCCAAACGGAACTGATCTTGGAGTAGAGTATGTAGTTTATCCGCTTATTCAAACTAAAATAGAACAAATTGTTGGTGAATATTTAATGAGGCCTATTCGAAGAAAAGCTTATGTCATTGACAAAAAATCTAAAAACAAAAAGTTTGAAGAAAAACTTAAAATGGTTAGTGAAGAGATCATGCGAGATCTTACTAAAAAAATGCAAGGCGATTTAGGGTTTGAACCTAAAACAGAAAATCCTGAAATAGAATTGCCAGAAGACATTGAAGAGTTTTTTGAAAAAGATTTTAAAATGCTAGCTGAAGAAGTAGCAGACAATTTACTAGCATTGTTCCTCGATGTCCGTAAAGAAAAACAAAAGCTACCTCAGCTTTTTGTAGATTATTGTATTACTGATCGATGCCATGCTATTTTAGATAAAAAGCATGGACATACTACCATGAGAAAAGTGCATCCACTCGATGCTGATTTTGACATTGATCCTTATAAAGTAGTCCAGGACAATCACGAATATTTTTTTGAAAATTATTACCTTACAGAAAACGAAATCTATAACAGTTTTACTTTAACCTCAGCACAAAAAGTTGAGGTTA